ATGCAGATGACAGACCGGGGCCTGCTGGCCCTTGTCCGGCACGAAGGCATCGTGCCCGGACCCTATCTCGATGTCGCCGGCGTCTGGACCTTCGGCATCGGCCACACCGCCGCATCCAGGCCGCCCGATCCGGCCCGGATGGCCCGTGGCATGCCCGCCGACATCGATGCCGGCATCCGCGAGGCGTTCCGGGTCTTCCGGACCCATCTTGCGACCTATGAGGCGGCGGTGCGGCGCGAGGTGAAGGTGTCGCTCGCGCCCCACGAGTTCGATGCGCTGGTCTCGTTCCACTATAACACCGGCGGCATCGCCCGGGCCGCGCTGACGAAGGCTCTGAACGCGGGCAACCGCGCGGCGGCAGCGGACGGTTTCATGGGCTGGCTCAAGCCCGCCGCGATCCGCTCTCGCCGCGAGGCGGAGCGCGATCTGTTCCGCCATGCGCGCTATCCGACCGGGACCATTCCCGTCTGGGCGGTCGACCGCAACGGGAGGGTCGATTTCTCGCGGCCCGTGCGGAGGCTGACCGAACCCGAGGCGCTGGCGCTGCTCCGTCCAGCCGTACCTCCGTTGCCTCCGGCACCCTTGCCGAATGGCGCTGCGCCGCCCGCTGCCGCAGCGCCTCCACCAGCAACACTGGTCCAGCGCCTTCTCGCCTTCCTCAAATCCCTGATCGGAGTACCGACATGAACTGGAACCTTGCCCGCGGCCTCGTCTATCTGGCCTGCCTCGCCGCCTCCGGCCTCGCCATGGCCGGGCTGGCGGATTTTGATCTCGCGACCGGCACGCTCGATATCCGCCCCTTCAACCTCTACGTCCTGACCGGCGCGGGCGGCGGCGTGGTGTCCTCGCTTCTCGCCTCGGTAGCGCTGCTGCGCGGCTGGGGGCGGAAGTGAAGTCGCTCTCGCCCGCGCTGCAGGCCCATCTCGACGAGGGCACCACCACGCTGGCCTGGTGCTGGCGGATCGTGCGTTCGGACGGCGTCAGTTTCGGTTTCACCGATCACGACCGGACGCTTTCCTTCGGCGGCACGGATTTCGAGCCGGAGAGCGGGTTGACGGCATCGGAGGTCCGCTCCGGTTCGGACCTGTCGGTCGACGCGCAGGACGCCGAGGGTGTGCTCACCTCCGACCGCATCACCGAGACCGACATCCTCGACGGGTGCTGGGACAATGCGGCGGTCGAGGTCTGGCGAGTGAACTGGGCTGCGCCCGCGCAGCGCGTGCTGATGCGGCGCGGCGCCATCGGCCAGATCCGGCGCGGACGGCTGGCCTTCGTGGCCGAGGTGCGGTCGCTGGCGCATGTCCTCGGCCAGACCGTCGGGCGGACGTTTCAGGCGACCTGTGATGCGGCGCTCGGCGATACACGCTGCGGCGTCGATCTGGACTCATCGGCCTTCAGAGGCACGGGTGCGGTGATCGACCCACTGCGCGATCGGGCGTTCACCGCCTCGGGTCTCGCCAGCTTCACCTCCGGCTGGTTCACCTTCGGCACGGTCGAATGGACCAGCGGCGCCAATGCCGGGCGGCGGGCAGAGATCATCGCGCATGACCTGACCGACGGCATCGCGGTGCTGACGCTGCTGGAAGCCCCGGTGCGGCCCATTGCAGGGGGTGACGGGCTCATCGTCCGCGCCGGCTGCGACAAGCGCATCGAGACCTGCGGCGCGAAGTTCGCCAATACCGCCAGTTTCCGGGGCTTTCCGCATATCCCCGGTCAGGACGCCATCCTGCGTTACGCGACGAAGGACGGCGGCCACCAAGGGTCCGTGCTGTGATTGCCGCCGATCCGAAACTGGTGATCGCCGCCGCGCGATCCTGGCTCGGCACGCCCTACCACGATCAGGCCAGTCTGCGCGGCGTCGGCTGCGACTGCCTTGGTCTCGCCCGAGGCGTCTGGCGCGAGGTTGTCGGCCCCGAGCCGTTCCCGACCCCGGCCTACAGCCGTGACTGGGGCGAGATCGGGCCGCGTGAAGTTCTGGCCGAAGGGGCGCGGCGGATGATGCCGGAGATCGCCCTGTCCGACATCGGCCCGGGCGCGCTGGTCCTGTTCCGGATGAAGCCCCGCGCCATCGCCAAGCATGTCGGGATCGTCACCGGCCCCCAGACCTTCCTCCATGCCTATGAGCGGCTCGGCGTCATCGAGGAACCGCTCACCCCCACCTGGCGACGGCGCATCGCCTTCGCCTTCCTGTTCCCCCGTCCGGCCGCACCCGAATGCAGGAAGGCCCGGCACAAGAGAAAGTCCTGACCCGTGGCCACCCTCGTTCTCGGCGTTGCCGGCGCCGCCATTGGCGGCAGCATCGGCGGCGCGATCCTCGGCGTCAGCGCAGCCACCATCGGCGGCTTCATCGGCTCGACCGTGGGCTCGGTGGTCGACAGCTGGATCGTCTCATCGCTGGCGCCGACCCAGCGCATCAAGGGCGCGCGGCTCGACACGCTGCGCATCACCTCCTCGACGGAGGGCGCCGTCATCCCGCGGCTCTATGGGCGCATGCGCATGGGCGGCAACATCGTCTGGGCGACCGATTTCCGCGAGGAGACGAAGACCACCACCCAGGGCGGCGGCAAGGGTGGCGGCGGGGGCAAGGTCAAGACCACCGAGTATCTCTACTATGCGTCTTTCGCCGTGGCGCTGTGCGAAGGTCCGATCACCGGCATCGGCCGCATCTGGGCCGACGGCAAGCCGATGGACCTCTCCGGCGTGACCTGGCGCTGGTATCCCGGCGACGAGAACCAGAGCGTCGATCCCTTCATCGCGGCGAGGATGGGCGCGGCCAGCACCCCCGCCTATCGCGGCACCGCCTATGTCGTGTTCGAGGAACTGCCGCTCTCGACCTATGGCAACCGGCTGCCGCAGCTCTCCTTCGAGGTGTTCCGCCCGCTCGCCGACCCCGACACCGCTGAAGGGCTGACCCGCGCCGTCACGATGATCCCGGCCTCGGGCGAGTTCACCTATGCCACGCAAGCGATCCGCAAGACCGATGGCGGCGCGACGCAGGCCGAGAACCTGAACGCGCTGCCCGACGAGGCCGATATCATCGCGGCGCTGGATCGGCTGCAGGCGATGGCGCCTGCGGTCGAGAGCGTCAGCCTCGTCGTCGCCTGGTTCGGCGACGACCTGCGCGCGGGATCCTGCAAGGTGCGGCCGGGCGTCGAGGTTGCGGCGAAATCGACCACGCCGCGCAGCTGGTCGGTCAACGGGGTGAGCCGTGGCAATGCTTTCCTCGTCAGCCGCGACGATCAGGACCGCCCGGTCTATGGCGGTACACCCTCCGACTTCGCCGTGGTGCAGGCGATCCGGGAGATGAAGGCGCGCAGGCTGCGGGTAACCTTCTATCCCTTCATCCTGATGGACGTTCCGCCCGGCAACACGCTGCCGAACCCGTATTCCGACAACGCCGCCGATTTGGGCCAGCCCGCCTTCCCGTGGCGGGGGCGGATCACCTGTTCGCCCGCGGCGGGCTATGCGGGATCGGTCGACAAGACCGGCACTGCCGCCACGCAGGTCGCGGCGCTGTTCGGCGCGGCGACGCCCGCGAATTTCAGCGTCTCGGGCCAGTCGGTTTCGTGGACGGGCACGCCCGGCGACTGGGGCCTGCGGCGCATGGTGCTGCACTACGCCCATCTCTGCGCGGCGGCGGGCGGGGTCGATGCCTTCCTGATCGGGACCGAGATGCCGGGGCTAACCACCATCCGCTCGGGCGCCAGCAGCTATCCGGCGGTGCAGGCCTATCGGGATCTGGCCACCGATGTCCGGTCCATCCTCGGGGGAGGCACCAGGATCGGATACGCCGCCGACTGGTCGGAATATTTCGGGCACCATCCGAATGATGCCAGCGGCGACGTGCTCTTCCACCTCGACCCGCTCTGGGCCGATCCCGAGATCGACTTCGTCGGCATCGACAACTACATGCCGCTGTCCGACTGGCGTGACGGCTGGGATCATCTCGACGCGCAGGAGGGCTGGCCCGCGATCTACGAGCGCGCCTATCTGCAGGCGAACATCGCGGGTGGCGAAGGGTTTGAGTGGTTCTACGCCAGTGCAGCGGACCGCTCCGCGCAGGTGCGGGCCCCCATCACGGACGGCGCCGCCAGCAAGCCGTGGGTCTTCCGCTACAAGGATCTGCGCGCCTGGTGGTCGAACCCGCACTACGACCGCCCGGGCGGGGTGGAGAGCGGCACGGCGACGGCTTGGGTGCCGCAGTCCAAGCCCATCCGCTTCACCGAGCTTGGCTGCCCCGCCATCGACCGCGGCACCAACCAGCCCAATGTCTTCTTCGACCCGAAATCGTCGGAGAGCTTTACGCCGTATTTCTCGCGGGGCTGGCGGGACGACGCGATCCAGCGCGCCTATCTGGAAGCCACCTATCTCTGGTGGGGCGAAGCCGCGAACAATCCGCTGTCCTCGGTCTATGGCGGGCGCATGGTCCATGTCCCCGAATGCGCCGCTTGGACCTGGGACGCGCGGCCCTATCCGTTCTTTCCGGCGCTGACCGACGTCTGGACCGACGGCGCGAACTGGAGGCTCGGCCATTGGCTGACCGGCCGTCTCGGGGCGGTCTCGCTCGCCGCACTTGTCCGTCACCTCTGCCTGCGGGCGGGGATGCCGGAATCCCGCATCGACGTCACCGCCCTCTGGGGCGCAGTCGAGGGCTATGCCATCACCGCGCTGGAAAGCCCGCGCGCCTCGATCACCACGCTGTCACGGCATTTCGGTCTCGATGCCGTGGAGACCGAGGGCGTGATCCGCTTTGTCATGCGCGGCCGGGCGTCGGTCACCACCATAAACCCCGACGACCTGGTGGCCTCCCGCGAGGGTGACGTGCTGGCGCTGACCCGTGGACAGGAGACCGAACTGCCGCAGGCGCTGAAGTGGCAGGTCGCGCGGGCGGACGAGGATTATGACGTCGCGCTCGTCGAGGCGCGGCGCATCACCGTGGACACGACCCGGATCGCCTCGGAATCCTTCCCGATGGCGGTGCCGCCCGAAGAGGCCGAGCGCCGCTGCCGCCGCGCGTTGATGGAGGCTTGGGTGGGGCGGGAGACGGCGGCCTTCCGTCTGCCGCCCTCGCGCCTCGCGCTCGATCCGGCCGATGCGATCCGGCTGGAGCATGACGGGCGGCTGATCGATCTGCGGCTCGTCTCCATCGCCGATGCCGAGGCGCGCGGCATCGAGGCGGTCCGCCAGGATCGCGCGAGCTACGATCTGCCGCCCGGCGATCCGCGCGCGGCGTCGCTGACGCGCGCCGTGGTGTTCGGCGCGCCGGATGCGGTGCTGATGGACCTGCCGCAGCTGACCGAGGACCAACCCGCGCACCGGCCGATGGTCGCCGCGCGCGCGGTTCACTGGCCGGGCGAGATGGCGGTGTTCCGCAGCCCGTCGACGGACGGGTTCGAGCTGCTGACCACGTTCGGCAGCCGCGCCCGGATCGGGGCGCTGGTCTCGGACTTCTTTGCGGGACCGACGTCGCGCTTCGACCTCGGCAATGCGCTGGTGGTCGATCTGCTCACCGGCACGCTGGAAAGCGTCACCGACCTGACCCTCTTCGGCGGCGCGAACGCGCTCGCCATCGAGAGCGCGCCCGGCGTCTGGGAGATCGTGCAGGCGGCCGCGGCCGAGCTGCTGGCGCCCGGCCGGTATCGGCTGACCCGGCTCCTTCGTGGCCAGCGCGGTACGGAAGGCGCCATGGGCAACCCGGCGCCTGCAGGCGCGCGTGTCGTCGTGCTGGACACCGCGCTGGCATCGCTGCCGATCGCCGAGGCCGACCTGGGCATCCCGTGGAACTGGCGCATCGGCCCCGCGAGCCGTCCTGTCAGCGACGAGACCTATGTGGCGCAAGCCTTCACGCCCGCAGGCGTCGGGCTTCGGCCATTCTCGGTCGCCCATGTCGAACAGCCATGGCGCGTGCCGCGCTCGCCCGGCAATCTCACCATCCGCTGGACCCGCCGGTCCCGCGCGCTGTCCGCCGACAGTTGGGGCGGGCTGGAGGTGCCGCTGGCCGAAGAGCTCGAAGCCTACGAGGTCGAGGTCCTCGACGGCGCCACCGTGAAGCGGGTGCTGAGCACCGCCACCACCAGCGCGACCTACACCGCCGCCCAGCAGAGCGCCGATTGGGGCGCGCCGCTCGGCCCCGGCGACAACCTCACCGTCCGCATCTTCCAGCTCTCCGCCCTCGTGGGGCGGGGCGCGCCCAAGACCGTCACGCTGATACTCTGAAGGCCATCCCATGTCCGACGCCACGACCCATCTCCTGCTGCCCTACATCCTGGCGGCGCAGGCCCAGAAGCATGTCACCCACAACGAGGCGCTGCGGCTGCTCGACGGGCTCGTCCAGCTTTCTGTGATCGACCGCGATCTGACAGCGCCGCCCGGAAGCCCCGCCGATGGCGACCGCTACATCATCGGCTCGGGCGCGACGGGCGACTGGGCGGGGTGGGACCTGAACGTCGCGCTCTGGACCGACGGCGCATGGCTGCAGCTTCCGCCGCGCCCGGGCTGGCGGGCGTGGGTCGAGGACGAGGGCTTGCTGCTGGTCTACGACGGGTCCGGCTGGGTCGGGACCACTCCGGCCACGCTGCAGAACCTCGCGCTCCTGGGGCTCGGCACGACGGCGGATGCGTCGAACCCATTCTCGGCCAAGCTGAACGCCGCGCTCTGGACGGCGAAGACCGTGGCCGAGGGCGGCACCGGCGATCTGTTCTACACCATGAACAAGGAGGCCGCGGGCGACGATCTCGGCCTCACGCTGCAGACCGGCTTCGTGACCAAGGCGCTGGTCGGCCTCTTCGGTTCGGACCGCTTCCGGCTGGCAGTCTCCGCCGACGGCAGCACCTTCTTCGACGGGCTCAGTGTCGACAACGCCACCGGCATCGTCGACCAGCCCCGGCTGCCACGGTTCAAGGCCTGGACCAACTACGACAACTATGTCGGCGTCGGGACATGGACGAAGATCGGCCTCAACAACACCGACACCAACGATCAGGGCGCGTTCGACGCCGCAAACAACCACTTCGTGGCACCCGCAGACGGCACCTACCTCTTCGGCGCGAAGCTGCTCTACAAGATCAACGCCAGCGCCACGGCCCACATGCGCGGGCGGCTCGTGCTGAACGGGACGACCGAAATTCGCGGCTCCCTCGGCGAAATCTCCGCGACCCACGTCTCGCTCGCCACTGCCATCTGGCTGCAGACGATGGTCCCGCTGACTGCGGGCGATACCGTCGAGCTGCAGGGGTATTTCCGGGTCGCGGACGGCTACTTCGCGGCCGACCACACGTCCTTCTGGGGCTGCAAGATCGGCTGAGCGGCGAAAGGAGGAACCGATGAACCCACCCGATCCGAAGGCTACGTCCGCATGCCGGACGCCGAGTTCGAGGCGATCCTGACCCGGGCGGCTGAGGAAGGCGCGAAGCGTGCGCTTGCCGATGTCGGCCTCGACGGCGACGAGGCCGCGCTCGACATCCGCGATCTGCGCTCGCTGGTGGACTGTATCCGGCTGGTGCGCCGCACCGCGATGCAGACTGCAGTTCGCATGATCACCACCGGCGTCGTGCTGGCGCTGCTGGCGGGCATCGCCATCAAGCTCAAGATCTTCGGCAACGGCCCGTAGCCGTCGTCTCGTTCCGATCTGTCAGCCCATCATGACCCGCCCTCGAGGCGGGTTTTTTCGTTTGGAGGACCCCATGACCACGACCTTCCACCGCCATTGGCGTGACGTGCCGAAGAATGCCTGGCGCTGGCCGAACTTCTCGCCCGCCGAGATCGCCTGCCGAGGGACCGGCAAGCTGCTGATCAACGAACCCGCGCTCGACAAGCTGCAGGCGCTGCGCGATCGGCTGGGCAAGCCGCTGATCGTCCGCTCGGCCTATCGCAGCTCCGAGCACAACCGCGCCGTTGGCGGCGCGACCCGGTCGAAACATCTCGACGGCGCGGCCTTCGACATCGCCATGGCGAACCACGATCCGGTGGCGTTCGAGGCGGCAGCGCGGGCGGTGGGGTTCCTCGGCTTCGGTTTCTACCCGCGCTCGGGCTTCATCCATGTCGATCTCGGCCCGGCACGGCAGTGGGGCGAGCGCTTCCCGGTCCGGCCGACTCCCTTCGCTGCCGAAACCCCGCCGGCGCGCGAAGTGCTGGCGCAGAGCCGCACCATGAAGGGTGGCGGAGCGGCCGGTGTGGCGACGCTGGGCGCGGCGGGCGTCGAGGTGGCTCGAGACGTCCTTGCCGAGACCCAGACCGCCATCCTGCCGCTTGTGTCCTATCTCGAAACGCTGCGCTGGGTGTTCATCGCCGTGGCACTCGTTGGCATCGTCGTGACCATCTACGCGCGGCTCGACGACTGGAAGCGGGGGCGTCGATGATCGCCGCGCTGCTGGGCGGCATTGCCGCCAGCCCATGGATGCGGGCCGCGCTGCGCTACGGCGCCGTTGGCTTCAGCGTGCTTCTGTTCCTGCTCGCGCTCCGGCGTTCCGGCGAGCGCACTGGCCGCCTCGCCGAACGCTATGAGACCACGGAGAAGATCAATGATGCCCAACGCCGGATGCTGGAGGCGGCGGCTCGCCGCCCTCGCAATCGCGACGAGCTTGCTGACCGGCTGCGCGACGGTCGGTTCTGA